CTTCTGAGTCGTCTTGGCGATCCCTCGGATGGTGAAGTGGAGAATCTTGTACGGGACGTACAAGAGTGCTCCAAGCAGCATCAGAGTGAATACCAAGAGAATGACGTTCATAACGACCGATGTGTCCATGGGGTCTCTCCTTATGTTGATGGTCATTAGAGGCCCTGAATATCTTGCGAGTTAAGACCTAAAGCCCATGTGCGGGCTTTAGGATGAGTACTACTTGTGGCAGTTGTAGTTCGAGTTGTGCGCCAAGATACGCACCTTCGGGGCCTTCGGATCGGCGTACACTTTGCATCCCATATCGCACTCTTCTCGAGTGGCGAGACGGAATTCGTACATACGCGCGACGACATCGGGGTCCGGGTGAAGGGGCTGGTCGTGGGACACAACAAAAGTAACGGGCAACATGATGCCTCCTTGTAGTAGGTCATTAGAGGCCCTGAATATCCCGCGAAAGACCTAAAGCCCATGGTGGTGGGCTTTAGGCGTGGTCCTACAGGTCGTCTGGAGCGTCCGGGGTCTCCTGGAGCTTCTTCTCGTTCTTCTCGATCCACGAGGATGCCATCCAGCCGCCAGCGATGGTCACGGTGTAGAAGATCGCCAGGCCGATGAGGGCGTTGCGGTTCTTCTTCTTGGACCTCTGCTGGAGGTAGATGACGTCCGGGCAGGTGAAAACGTGCTTGGGCTTCTTGGACATTGTTGTCTCCTTGTGAGGGTAGGTTCATTAGAGGCTATGCTGATTTTGCGGAAAGGCAAAAATTTAGAGGGCCTGTAACGGCTGCTACAGGCCCCCTAAATCGAATCCTTGGTGAAGTTCTTGCTTCAGCGAAGCTTTCCAGCCATGTTGATCGCTCTCGATCCGATCACATGTGCTCTCTCGTATCCGACGACGATGAGGATTCCGAGGAGGTTACCGAGAACTATGACGATCGTGTCTGGACTGATTCCCTGACGATCAGATTTGATCTTCAGGACATACAGTCTTTCCAGGTTCTTCACTTTCTTGGCGTATTCCTTGGAATCCCCATCAGTCATCTGAAGATCGAGTTCGAGCTGTTCGATAGCGTGATCGAGTTGCGTCTTCACGGCCTTCTTCTTGATGATGGACAAGGGGTCTCCTTCCGATGAGGTTTCATTATAGGCAATGAATCCTCTGCGACCCCCGAATCAGGCGGCTGTCTGTTGTACGACGTTCAGAGTCACGTTCTTCTTGTTCTTGAACGCGCTCGGATGCTTGTTGAGATCCGCTGACAGGTAGACCTCCCCGTCTTCAGGATCAGTGGTGACGACCAAATCACCGGCTCCCCCGTACTTTCGCGCGCTGGCGCCCAGGAAGAGGCCCAGGAAGGTGGCTACAAGGGCAATAGAGCCCGCTACAGCCGTCGGATTGGGCAGGCCCCACCATTCCGCCAGGCCGACGTACAACGCCCCCATACCAGGCAGAATGACTTGGACCAGAAACTTCAGCTTGTCGTACAAAGCGTTACTGAGATTCATATAGTGCTCCCCTTCACGGTTTTCCCTCATCTGCGGAATCAAGGCAGGTCTTGAGTGCATTTGACCGAGGGAATGGGTTCTGCTGGATTTTCTCTTGGGCCTTCTCGTTGACCCCCACGAACTGTTGCAGGTCCGTTACATAATCCTGCGCGGCCTGAGATTGCCGTGCTTCAGAGAATGGGGGTTGATGGAGAAGTAGCTTGAGGAACCTCGCTTGAGATTCTTGCAAGCTCACATTTCTGTTAGCCTGCTCTTTGGTGTATGTAGTTCGACCATTCAGAGCGGCAAGGGTCTTTGTCGTGTACTGCTCGAGACAAAAGACAATTCGGTTGTGTGCGGTCTGCGTTTGCTTGAGCGTCTCGATTGCCACTCTGTTGCTCTCAATCGCAGTCTTCGAGTTGTTGCTGGCTATCTGACTTTGGATTGCTGCATAGACAGTAATCACCAGCACAATGATCAAAGTCACATTCCCCAAGGATATCTTGCTAGAACCACGTTCTTCGCTATTCACTAGAATGTTCACTAGCTTCTAGGCACGAACTCAGTTCTTGATCCGAGGGAAATGGGTTCTCATGCACCTTTTGCTTAGTTTTATCGGCAATCGAGACGTAATTCGTCAAATCTTGGAAGTACTTGTTTGTCGCCACCTCTCTTTCTTTTGGAGTCAAATCAGGATTGTTCAACAAAGTTCCAAGCAATCGCGAAAACGATGTTTGCAAAGCAACATTGGTGTTTACTTGCGCTTCGGAATATGTAGTCCTCTCATTGAGAGCTACCAAAGCGTCTTTCAAAACAGTTCGATTGCAAAGCGTTTGATGTGCCAACTGTACTTGGGCCAACTTCAACTGCTTTACTGCATTCTCACTGTCGTTGTGCGCCTTCTGACTAGCGATTGCTGCGAAAACGGTGAGTCCAAGAACGATAAGTAACGCGACATTCCCCAGGGTTGAGTTGATGAAACCGCCTTCGTCACGGTTCTTGAACCGGTCTTTCACAAGCTCATCCACTTCATCCAGCTCCTCTTTTATGTCTCTAAGGGACCGAACGATATAGCCTAAGATGAACCCGATCATGCCTCCCAGGATAAGGAAGCCGAGCCGGTCATCAAACGCCATCTCCGCTTGCCTCCTTCCCCCCATGACTATCGGTCTTATCGCGCTTATCTCCGTTCGTGGACTTATCGCCGTTGCTGGGTTTCGTTATCGCTTTCTTTTGTGTCAGAACGTACGTCAAAATCGCGCCGACCCCGGTAACGGCGGTAGGATTCTTCCCTATGTCTAACCCGATTTCGGGCCCGAGAAGCATCGCTACAGCGCCCATAACGCCCACGAAGAAGAGCACGTTGAAATGCCACTCCTTCACTACATACGCCCTTTCTAGGAAAGCGTCGAGGACAAAGTCGGGTACTCTCTGTACCCTTCACTGTCTTGCGCACGGATGAACTCTGTAACCCACTTTTTCTCGTGAGCCCCGTAACGACCTTGCACCATCACACGATCGCCCAGCTTGTAATCCGTACCGTACTTGAAGTTGATAAGCGGAGAAATCTGAGCATCAACAGAGTTGATGTGGGCCCCGTCCTTCCTAACCGCCTTCAATCCCTGATCTTCAAGACTTTCCTCGAAATCGTTAGCCGATGCTGCTTTTCGCGCGTTGAAAGAAGCGTCTGACTCTCCCTCATTCCTTGTCAGCTCCTCTTTACTACCACCATCGACATAACCATCCAAGCGATTCCACCCCGAGTTCGTTCCCGGAACAGCGTCCGGATCCGTGTAATAGTGATCTCTTGGATCCCCGTCTACAAACGCACCAGTCATCAGATTTTCGCTTGACTGGAGGTACGTAGGTTCATCAAGATGTCCAGCCTTCCAACTGAACACTACTCTTGCCGAAATATCCCGTCCGTTGTAGAAGTCGAATCGTAGATCATCGATGTTTGCTACGGTGTCCGTATTGAACGTTCCGTCTGCATCGATGTGAACTTTGCGACCCTTGGTGCCATTGGGACGGATGATGCGAATTCCATACTTACCCGACTGGAGGAATGTTTGCATCTGACTGTAGACATCTCCGTTTTGAACCTTACGCTCAAGATTCGGGCCGTCGCCCGACGGGGGGATCGAGTCTGTTACAATCACATTTGGAAGAAGATTCGCGGCAGGATATGACTTGTCTGTGATGATCCTGTCGTTACCGCTTCCATTACAAATGGCATTCCAGACCCAGGTCTCAACTGCTTGCCTGGTGCTGTACTTCTTTGCCATTGCGTGCTTCTTGCCGTACGGAGCATTAGTCCAGATCCTGCGCATGAGAATCCAGTCTAGAGTCCGTCCTTTGATGACGAGTTCATCTACGCCATCGTCGTTCTCATCAACCTCGTGCGAGTCCACCCACATGACCTCGTTCGAGTCACGGAGCGTACACATACTACGCTCCGGGAGCAGCTTCTTGACACCGGTAACGTTCTGCGTGTGAATTTCAATCCCGCCAACCGGCTGAAACCTCTCGGTCCAGATCAAAGTGTCAGTCTTCCAGTCAAGCTCGACCATTTTCCCTATGGAAAAGTCCTTGCGATTCACCGTCACAAGATCCATCAGGCACCCCAGTAATGGTGCGTGAAACTCAGCTTGCCCGACCAGTTCCACAGCGTGGTCTTTGGAGGAACCAAGAAGTGATTATGGCCTGGATGCAACTGAATCCATTCGGAGGTTTCTTTGAGAATGCCAAGCTTGTTTTGCACCTTCTTGCGATGGGGCTTCACATGAATATACTTCTGCCCCGGAATGGTTGATACAGTCAACAGATCGCCGGAGTGGAAAACCATATCAAATTCCATTCCTACGGCTTGATGATCTGCTTGCTTGATGTACCAACTATTCATAGTTCCAGTGAAGTTCACTCCGAATTGGAAACCCGTTTCTGCTGTTCCCAGATTGTAAATATCCGGAGCGGTCTCGCTGAGATCTGCTGGGTCATACCCAACTGGAGAGTACGCTCTGAACGTGGGGTTCAGACACGTGAATGTGATCTGAACCGCCGGATTCGCATCGAAGATTGAGGCTTCAAAGTTAGAAACGTATGCGTACTCGTGACACAGAGGGAAGACCCCCGCGTAGAGCTGAATGTCCACGCGGGGGTCATAACCCGTACTGAGCATCGTGTACAGTTCATCGCGAAGCATCTTTGGAGTTTCTCCGGCATCCCAATCAGGATTCAACCCGATCAGAACTACAACTTCGCGATCTTCTGACGTCTTGCCTTGGAAAACACCCCCGGAGGCAGAACGCGCGATTGCCACATTCTGCGGAGGAGGTTCTAAGCCGTCTACCGACTTGACGTAGTACTTGTCTTCGTTCTCGGCGAGCAACTGAGGAAATTGCTCATCAAATCCCGGAAGTGCATCAAAGAAATGGGAGCGGAAGGGCAAGGTCAAGTTGTCCAAGCCCACAAAATTCACAGATGTGATCTGCGGTGGCTTTGCTGTCAGTACTGTCACTTACCCTTCACCTCCTTAAAGAGTGCAATCTGAGATTTGGTTCCCCGATAGGCCTTCACATGATTGACCGGCTTGGGGCTGTAGATGTTTTGAACGAACTCGTAACTGTCTCCCCCAGAATCTGGGCCTCCGGAGCCATGTCGAGCCATGTGTTCTGCTGCGATGTCTCGAGCTTGACGACGCGAGAGATCTGCCTTTACAGAATGTCTTCCCATTTTGGCTGAAATCTGCGTTGCATCCTTCTCGAGTTGAGTTAGATCCAGAACGGGTGTCACCTTTGGTTGAAGATCCATCAAATCACTAGAAGCATTCCTAGAATTCTTGAATGTCATCTTCAAAGCTTCAAGACTCTTATCAGCCAGATCTTGAGCTGACTTTTCAGCCATATGTGCCTTTGCGTTGATACCTACAGCAGCACCCTCGCTGAAATACCCTCCCAGTTCTTGCGTTACCTTGGAGGGAGACAGAATCTTCCACGCCTTACCTAGAGCATCCTTAGCCTTATCAGCAAGACCCTTAGCTGCATTACCAATGTCGCTAAGAGCATCTGGACTGATAAGCCCCTTGACCAATCCCTTCACCAGATCGACGGCGATTGCCTTGCCTTCTTCGATGATGGGTTGTTCATACTTGAGGATGGCCTTATGAATGCCATGCAAGAAGTCAAGAATTGCCTTGCCTGTGGCATCGGCGATCTTGACCGCGTTCTTGGAAAGCCCCTTAATGACTCCGATGATCAAATCGGTTCCTGCTTTGATCATCTTGGGAATGCCGTTGGACATGGCCCTGAGCATCCCAACAATGAACTTGATCATAGCTTTAGCTGCTGCTACTTGGTTTGCTACAATCGTGTTCAGAATCACTCGAACGAGCTTCTGAATCAATGCACCGACCTTTGGTAGCACATTGGTCAGAGCCTGAAGAAGAATTTCCAACAGCTTTCCAATAGCCTTCGTCAAAGGACCAGCAGCCTTCACTAGTCCCGTGAAGAACGAAACAACCATCTCACCCATTGCTTCGCCGAGCTTCGGAAGGAATGCCAGCAACTGATCTGCGCCGTCGACAAGTGCCTGGAATGCCGCAGGACCGACAACAGCAAGAATTCCCATTGCCGCAGCGAACATAAAGACGCCTGCGCCAGCCAAGAACAACGCTCCACCAACCGACAACAAAGCAACACCCAAAGCCAGAATCAACGGACTTAGCGACGAAAGAGCTGCCGCTGTTCCTGCAATGAGAAGAATGGCTGCAACAATGGCAACCATCCCCTTGAAGATGTCTCCTCCTGGAATTTTAGCCAGAATGTCGAGCGACTTAGCCAAGATGAAGATTGCTGCTGCCATAATGATGAATCCTGCGGCACTAGCGGGATTTGAAACTTCAGCTAGACCAGCCATAGACACCATCAGAATGTCCAACATCAGAACCATTGCAAGAAGCTTCTTACCGTCAATTGACGAAAGCAAGATCAGAGCATCAGTAATCACCTTCAAAGCTTCTGAAATGATCACCATACCTATGGCACCACTAATGGCTCTCTTCCCTTGGAAGATTTGCATAGCAGCACCGATAGCCAGAATCACCAAAGCGGCTTTGCCTCCACCGTTAGTGATAGTGCTAATATCCAAGCTTTCGTAGAGTTTCATCACACCCACAAACGCTGTTAGCGCAGCAGATAGAATCAACAATGCGGTAGCAGTAGCCAAGATGGTTCCTCCACCGCCCGTTTTTCCAAGAATGGCGGTTGCCGCTACAATGCCTGCTACAATG